AGTGAAACGCGGATTTTCATTGATCAAGCCTCTTTTCGATCAGTATCTGGATTCGTGCCTGGTTGTTGCTCAGGCTGAACGGGCCCGGCGCGCCAATGAAGCACCCTTCCTCAGTTGCAACAATCAGGCGGCTATAGGTTTTCGCCATCCTCCGGACATTCTCAACCACGGACTTGCTGCGGGCCGGCCAGCGGATATCGAACGTGCGATCGGCATCGGAATAGCCGAAGTCAGGGATGGCTGCTTTGCCATCCAGAGTCGGGATTCGATTATTCCGGCGCTCGAAACCAACCAGGCCTTCCTGGTCCACCTCCGAGAGCTGAACGTGCCCATCCAGATCAAACAGCGGTGCAGTAATGGATACATTCATGATCTAAGCCCCAGCAGCATTTCTTCGCCCTCGGCGTTTACCTTCACCTGCAGGTTCTCAAGGATCTGGTACCAGATCGCTTCCAGGTGAGGCGCCAGCCCCGGCGCATTCACAGTGAGAGCTGATTCACCCCGGGAGATCTGGCGGGTTTTCTCTTTGATCAGATCCACCTGTGCCTGGGTCAGCTTGCTCTGGTCATCCAGGGCCTGTTGCCGGAATTCATTCTCCTGGCGGATCTGTTTGGATAGGTCGATCTGGGTGGAACGGCTGGCGTCATCAAAGCCGCCAAAGAGCTCGGTGATCACCTTCCCGGTGTTTTCGAACGTATCGCTGATGGTGTCTGCAATCGCCTCTACTTTCTTGGCGTTCGCCTCCACCTCAGCAATGTCCAGGGAAATGTTCGCCTCGATGTTCTTGATCCGCTCATTGCTGGCGATCTTTTCCATGGAAATGAAGAACTCTTCGGATTTCTCCACCGCCTTTTCGGTTTTCTTGGCGGTGTCTTCCATGGCGTCGCCAGACTTGACGATCGTTCCAGAGAAGGAATTGATTTTTCCAGTGGCTTCGTCGTAGCCAAACTGAAGAGATTCGTTGTTTTCAGCCAGTTCTTTGGTGGCACGTGAAACCTCGCCAAGCGCCCCACCGCTGTTACGGGCTGTTTCGTTAAGGTCATCAATGGCGCCCGCAACGCCCTTTTGGCTATCGGCAACGGCATCGCCGGAGTTGGCAGCTGCTACTAAATCATCTGCGTATTTTTGCCAGGCAGCCTGCTGTTCATTGGTAGCTGTCGTAGTTTCCCCAAGTGTCCGATTGAGGATGTCATTGATCTCTTTCAGGTCCTGCGAGTCTTTAGCAGCCCTTCTGACCTCGGATGAATAGCCTTGCCATTTCGCTTCGGCCAGGGAGATTTCATCGGAATTGAGAAACTTCGCCAGCTCTACACCAAGAGAGGTTCCGAAAGCCTCTTCGATCTCTCCAATAATCCCGTTTATTACGGTGCCGATCCCGTATCCAATGCCACCAGCGCCAAACAAGGCGAGGCCAACTAGCCCAAGCTTTCCAGCGCCAGAGGCAATCGTCTTTACGCTATTCAGGTTTCCTATGAGCGCCTTGAATCCCTGCGCACCAGCCAAAGCGGTGAGACCGGTACCGATGGATTCCAGGCCTCCTGCAAGGCCGCCGATGGCTGGGAGCACGGTGTCAATTGCTTTGCCAACACCAAGAATCTCCCCAATCGTTTTCTTTGTGGTCCCATCAAGCTCTTCAAATTCCTCAATACCTCTGCCGATCGCCTGGAACAACGGCTCCAGGCCGTCCGCAATTCCAGCTGAAATCTGCACTAATGCATTGAAAGCATCCACCACACGTTGCATCGCAGACTGAAGACCTTCCACCGTCGACAAGTCCACATTGCCAAAGAGCCCGACAAACAAATCATCAAGCTCGCTGCCGAGATCACCAAACGACTCAAGAAGGTCAGAGAAGTCCAGCCCTGAGAGCGCCTCAGGGAAGTTTTGCGCAATCGCCTGAAGCTTCTGGTCGATATCCTGAGCAAGCCCTTCAAGGCCGTCCAGAATAGGCGCAAAGGCACCATCGCTGAGCTTGATCTCATCACCCAGGGAATTGAAGATGCTGGTAACGCTCTTAACCGCAGAGCGGGTTTCATCGGTGAGTCGGCCACCCAGGCCGATCAGGGCGGATTCAACGTTGTTGCGGAGAGTCTGACCGAGGTTGGCCAGGGTGTCTGAAAGCTCCTTCGCGGCCGTAGTGGATGCACCAGCGTTGTCCTTGAAGGCCTCTAGGTTCTGCGCGAACTTCTCAGAGGCATTGCCCGCCAACGCTAGAACAATGGGCAACGCTTCTGTCTGAGTGAATAGTTGAGCAATCAGCTCTGTGCTGCCGCCCGTAGCTTTCGCTACATCCTGGATTACCCCCGCGAAGCCCTTGCTCTCCAGGGCAGCCGCGTTGAATTCAATACCCAACTCTTTTGCCAGAGCTGTTGCCGCCGGAACCGGTTTCAGCAGTGAGTTAACTGCAGCCCGAATGCCGGTAATCGCTTCCGCTGTTCCGGTACCCGTCTCGGCAGTAATCGTGGCGACCGCTGCAGCCATCTCGTCAAACGAGAGCCCTGCCGCCGCAGCAATGGGCGCTAACCGGCCAAGTGAAGCGGACAACTCAGGAATCGTTGTCTGGCCCAGCTGAACCGCTGTGAAGAACGAATCCGCATAGTCCCCGGCTTCATCTGCCGAGGCACCGAAGGCGTTCATGACACTAACCAGCGCAGTGGTTGTGTCACCCAGATCCGCCTTGCCTGCGATCGCCAGCTGCTCAGCAGCCGCGATCAGCTCCAGGGAATCCTTGTAATCAACGCCCGCCGAGATTGCGCCATAGGTAGCGCTGGTGATCTGGTCAAGGGATGCGGTGGAGCGCTCGGAATACTCCAGAATCTGAGCCTGAAAATCCCGAAGGTTGTCCGCTGGCTGCCCAATCAGGGTGGCGATCTCGCCGAACGCGGTATCGAAATCATCCGACAGCTTCACCGCGAAGGCCGTGATACCCACACCAGCAGCGGCCAGAGCAAGATCCAGCTTCACGATACTGTCTGTGATATCAGCCAGAACGCCGGTCACGTTGCCGGTTTTGTTCACCAGGCCATCCAGCCCACGGCCAACAGAACTGATGGCGCCACCGGTGTTATCAACGCCGCCGAAGATCAACTCTACCGTTTTCTTGAGGTCTGCCATATTTTCTCCGGGCATTAAAAAACCCCGCCGGAGCGGGGTTCTGTGGGATCAAATCTAGCTGTGGGGTCTATCTGCAGTTTTGCTGAATTCGGCGCCGAGCGTCCGCGATCTTGTCTTTCACATACCGCATGTCGCCAGCGCTGTATCCCGCACTGCCGATGTCATCCCGGGTATCTTGATAGTAATCGAGGTCAGATTGAGCAGATTCGCAGGCGTAGTTGGTTTGGTTTCGCTCAGCCCTGGCTTCCGCCATCCGTTCCTGATGCCGCGCTTCCCGCTCCCGATCAATCCGATTGATCATCTGCTTCTGCTTTTCCGTAACCATGGAGCCGGTCTTACTTTCCCGGATGTGCACCTCTTCCTGCTGACCAGGTGGCGGCTGATTCCCAAAGTGAACGTTGCCGTTCTCATCGGTCCACTTGTAGACCTGGGCAACGGCGGAGAATGAAAGGCTGGCTAATAGCAGGACTAAGAAGCGCATGGATTACCTCCGTGTAACAGTTTGTAAGACCATAGCACATTACTTTTTGCTCTGCGCCTCGAACCAGAGAGCCCACAAAGCCACTTCGGTTTCCGTAAGGTAGCCCTCTGGAAACACATCAGGCCGGATCTCAAACAGAAACCGGCCCTTGCGATCCGCCAGGGCTAAGCTTGCCTGGATGTCTGGGTCTTTCCAGAGGGCTTTCGCTTTACCTGGGCAACCTTGCCCTGGCCTGTCAGATCATAGATATGAACGGACAGTTCCAGGAAGTCCATGGGGAAAGCGTCCGCAATGCGCACCACATCCTGAATCTTGAGCTGGGGAGACACCACCGCCATCTGAACGTGAGAGAGCTTTTTCGCCAGGGCCTTTGGCGTGTCATCGCCAAGCCCTAGTCCAGAGAGCAACCCCTGGGCCCTTTCAGATTCGGTACCAGCCAGTTGCTCCGCCACCTTCAGCAGCACTTTGCTGTTGTCCGCTTCCTGGTCCGCCTTCGCCAGTTCTTGAGCCGTTAGGCCTCGCACCCGATAAACAACCTGCTTCGGCTTGGCATCATCACCCTCGCCTTCGTAACCACCAAAGCCAGCAGCGGTGAGACCAGAGAGCGGGACATCCTCTGCCCGCTCCTGGAACTTCGCCTTGCGGAAAGCGGCAAGGTCGAAATTACTCACAGCGATACCTCTTTGCCCTTCTCATCCACGTTGATGGTGCAGCTTGCCACGATATCGCCACCGGCCGGGAAGGTCCGCGCGATGGAAAGCACGCCCTGCTCAATGAAGTGTTGGGGCCGGTTCTTGTCTGGATAGAAGCGGAAGTACAGGTTCTGCCCCTGAACACCAGCGATGGTATCGCTAATACCGTCCGTGAGATCCACACTGAAGGTGGCGTTGTTCAGGCTCTGGGAGCGTGAGTTCTTCACCCGCGTGTAGGTCTGCTTACTGGAGGAAGAATAGCCAACCTCGGAAGGCACGAAGTCATACGCATCGAACGCTTCAATGAACTCGGGAGTGGCGAAGCTGGCATAAACGCCCTTGGTCACATCGCCGGTGTGAATCTTCTTCAGCGCGGAGCTGAAGCTAACCTCACCATTCACGTAGTCAATTGTGGCGATCGGGAACACGGCGCTTTCCATGTGCACATTCACCAGCTGGAAGATCTCCCCTTCCGTAACGGCTGCTGCTGAAGCACTGCTCAGGCGAACCTGTGCCAGTTCAATTGAACCAACAGCAATGAGAGGCGGGCCGCCGGCATCTCCACGAACTTCCGAAAACGCCGTGCCCTCAGTTCCAGGAACAGCTGTTACATCCCCAGCGCTGTCACACACGATGCTGTTGATCCTGTGGGTTTCAGTGGATGCACGAGTTACGGAAATGCTGGCCTGGGCAGCCACAGCCAACTCAACACCCGAAACGAAGGCCGTGAAAGCTGCGATCGCAACCGCATCACTGCCAGATGCCGGAGAGCAGGCACCACCGGTCACCACGCCATCGGCCCGAACCACAGGCGCAAAGCCCGCAGCCTGCGACCAAAGCTCTTCGCCGGATTCAAAGGTTTGTGCATCGCCGGAATCTTGCAATGCAGTCATTGGAAAGGCGTTCTGCCCGCCTTCAAATTCGAGCAGCGCGTTGTCTGTAGACATAGGGTTTCTCCTGGTTTTCAAGCGCCACCGGGCGCGGGGTTTGTCTGACTGGAGGTGTTACTGGTAAGGGCTGGTATTGCTGGTTTCGTAAACGATCTGGAAAGTCACCAGAATGATCATTTCGTTTTGGCCCGGATCTGGGGAATCCAGAACCGAATCCGTATAACTGATGTGCTTGCAGAGACCGCCAAGGGTCTGATCGCTGGCCAGGGCATCATCAAGCATTGCCGCCAACATCTGATTACCCTGAACGCTGGAGTTAATGCTGTGGTCACGCTTCGCCATCTCCCCGACGTTGAGCGTCAGGGTCATTTCGTACTTCCGGTATTTCAGCTTTTCGGCAGTTTCGGAAGGATCCCAAATCACCCGTGATGGCAGCTCTTCCCTGTTGTCCAGTTGTTTGCCGCGTTCCGCTCCCACTCTGGTCGCAAAGGCCTGAACAACCTGTTCTCGAATGCTATCTGGCATCAGTAGCCCCTAATGATGGCGTCGATTTCTTTCTCGAATTGCTGCATCTGGTACAGCGCCAAGGGCTCAGCGATGTCCTCTTTCACATCCGTGAACACCTGGGAAAGCGAGGGCCCGTAGAAGACTTTGATCCTTCCGCCGTCAGACCCGATCTTCGAACGCCGCCCGGCGATCGCAACACGGCCATTAGTGCCAGGCAGAACCATGTAGAAAGGCTTGCCCTCAATCTCGCTGTCACCCTCAAAAACCTTGGCGCCACCCGTTGGCTTCACCTTCACTCGGATTCCACGCTTCGGAATTGCGGGCGGCTTGAGCCAGCTGGTCTTGTCACCGGCAATGCTGGTGTCTGTTGAAAATCGGGAAAGCAAAAGGCCCCGGGAAGGCGTCGATATCTTTGCCTGCAGGGTTTTCTGTGAGGCCTTGGTGATCGTCATGAGGCTCTTCACATAAGCCGCATTCAGGCGAACCTGTTTCCGAATCTCTTTGCTGGACTCAGTGCGACTCTTTGTAACGGTTTTGTTGAGGGATCTGGCATGCGCACGAGTGGCGCCATCCGAAAACTTCGCCAGCAGGGCCCGCACTTCCTGCAGGCTGGAGCGATCAACTTCAACTTGCATTTGCGTAGTGCCTCGTCACCTGGCCGTCATCGGTGATCAGCCCATCCAGCACCCAATCGGTTTGCCCGATGGTTACCTTGTCACCCCGGCGCGGCCGATCCACGTAGCTCTTCCGGATTTCGATCTGATTCCGGAACGTGGGCATGTTGGTTTCATACACCTGGCGCTGTTCCACATCGCGATCCAGAATGCAGCGAATCTCAAAGCTGGCGCCCTGTGCATCGGTGTACACCGCATCCACGGCGAACTGTTCATCAATGGCGGA